ACTGTGTAGTGCGTGGTTAGAGTTTTGGTTGTTTCAGTTCCTGTAGAGGATCTGATAATTACTTGTAAATCTGTGTCCGCAAAAATCTTGAAGGTATAAGCAAATACTGTTGTGCTTGAATTACCAGAGTAGGAATTTTTTACTGTAGTTGAAGATACTGTCATATTACTTTCTCTATATTATTATTTATTATCATTATCAACCTTATAATTCATTAGGTCTAATCCTCTTTTTGCTGTCATTATCATTAAAAAATAATGACCATCTATTATTTCTCTTTTTTCATCAGCAGTATATTTTTTAGTATTATATACATTTCTTATAACATAATTTAACTCTTTTAAAGCATCTTTTACATTCAATAAAATTTTAACATTTTTATCTTTCATATTAATTTTTTCTCTAATTTTTAGAGCTTCTTGTATTTCTCCTCTTTTTTCTAAAGCTAATATACTACCAATATCTTTTTCTATTTTACTATACTCTTTATAAAAATTAGTTATAAATTCTGAATTAGAACTTGGGTCTCTTAATCTAAATGCTCTAATACCTGGTATAATTGTTAAATTATCTGTAGGTTTAATTGGATCTTCTATTATACCAAACTCTATCAAACCTTTGTCTGACATTTGTATAACAAATCTACCTAAAGTAGCGAACCAAGAACTTAAAAAATTATCAATAATTATAGGATTATCTAATTTAGTATAATCATTTCCAATCATTATATTTAAAGCTCTTGAAATACCTTTAGAAACTTCAGATGTATAAGGTGTATATTGATATTTAGATAATAATTTTTTATCCATATAATCTGGCACAAGTGGTTTACCTGTAAAAAAACTTTCATTAAAATATGCTTCTAGAACAGGAGCTATAAATGTAGGAGTTGGGTTTAAATTTTTTAATTGATTGACTCCAAAATCATAAATAAAATTATTTATTTCATCAGGATGTTCTTTATTTAACCAATCTAATAATTGTTCTGTGCCTGTACCAAACACCACACCAAGATCAAAAGGTTTAGGTATTCTATAAGGTACACCATCATGCACTACTACCCAATAATTATCTTTTACCCATTTTGGTTGTCTTTGATAAATAGCATCATCTTTGTTTGCTAACCAAAGATATATTGAAGGAAGTATAATTGATCCTGTAATCATAGTAAATGCTCTTGCTGGTCTTTGTTTAAAAGCATCAAAAATTTTTACAGTACCTTGTAAACTTGCATTATAAAATGCAGCTATTTGATTTAGTGATTTCATTTTTAAACCCATTTTAGAATAATCAATAGTTATATCTCTTGATTCAAAACCACCTCTTTCAATAGCTTGTTTTTCTGTTAATCCACCTTTTTTTGATTTTTTATAAGCTCTTCCAAATTCAGATATTCTTGTCATGTTTTCTGAAAACTCTGATGCTATTCTTAAATACTCTAATGGTGTTTTAAGTAAATTTCTAATTGGTCCTTTATTTAAAATTTCGAATGCAGGTTTATCAAATATGTTTCTATCAAGAGATTGCAAAGTGGATTGCATACCACCTGATCTAACCCACTTTTGATATATCTGCTGTGATTTTTTTGATAATCCAGATTTACCCATAACTAGAGTTATAGCTCCTTCAAGCGAACTCCATACAGGTACAAATCCAAATTTACTAAATACACTAGCAGACACTGTATCTCTTAATATATTAGCAAATACAAAATCTGGTGATGAAGTAGCACCTGCTCTTAACCATCTAGCAGGAGCATTTAATCTAAACATTTTAACATAATCACCCATAGCTCTTGGGTCAAAATCTTTTAATGCGTTAGCTAATTCTTTACCAACTTCATAAACTTCAAACTTACCATTTCTCATCACACCTACAGAAGTCTCATCAGGTTGTAAAAATTCTTTTCTAAATACTTTAAAATTTTCTATAGCTTTATCAGATATAAAATTTTTAGATGTTGTATCTAATACAGATTCTAATTCTTTTCTTTCTATCTTTATTTCTTTACCAGTTGTTTTCTTTTTAATATCTGGAAATATTTTTTCATTTGCTTTAACAAAATCAAAAAATTCTATAAGAGCTGCGTTTCGTTCAGCAAGTTTTATAATGTGAAATGTGTTACTATAAACAGTTTCTATTGGATCAATAACATCTTTTTCAGATCCTTTAATTCTTTTAAAAGGATTAGATACATTTTTAGTATAACCTTTTTCACCCTCTATTGCTTCAAGAACTCTTGAGAAAGGAACATAATTTTTGTTTGCTTCTGTTATTGCTTCAAATGCTTCTTTAGTAATTAAACCTCTATCTCTTGCATATTCTAATATTCTTAAATTATAAGCATCTAATTCATTAGATATTTTATCATATTTTTTAATTAAATTTTTATTAGCTATAACTTCTTTAGCTGCTTTTATATCAAATCCATGATCAATTCCTCTTTCATTTAATTCAACAATTCTTTTAGAAATTTTATAAGTATTAAATTCTAAATATGATTTTTTATCTTTACCTATAGGTTTAAGTATTTCTTTAAAAGATTTACCATTTATTTTTAAATTTTTATCTAAAGTTCCTATTTCAATAAAGTGTCCAGCTCTATGTTGCATACCAACAAGAGTTCTAAATCTTTCATAAATACTTAATTGTTTAGTTCTACTTTTTGTTTTATCTACTTGTCTTACCATTCGAAGTATTGGATGATGTCTATCTATTAATTGTTGAGTTAATAAATCTTTTCTTCCTTTAACATTTACTTCTTCTTTTTCAAAACGAACTTTCTTTAAAATTTTGTTTTCAGCTTCTGTTTCTAGTTTTATATCTTTTTTAAAACTATCTTCTTTAAATACAGATTTTTGTTTTGGTTTTTCATAGGATCTTGGTATTAATATATTTTTACTTGATAAATCTTCGACAACTGTTTTATCAGCAACATAATCTGTTACTATATCTATTGCGTTATTATTAGTTTTTTTTATTACTTTAGAAACTTTAGCTGCACCAGATTCAGCTAAACCAAATACACTAAACAATATTGCTGAATCTATTAGTTGATCTTTACTAGGTAGTTCTTGTTCTATAATTGCACCTGATCCTTCAAAACCAGTAAGTCTTAATGCAAGTTTAGATAAAAAGTTTTTTCCATAACTTCCTAATTTAAACATAGAACCTAATTGTATTGCTTCTTTTCCACCAGCTTTAACTCCTTCTTTAGTGTATATATCCCAAAACTCTGACCAACTATGAACTTGACCACTTTCTAACATATTAAGATATGTTTCTCTAATTGAACCTGCAAAAAAACCAGCTCCTGCAGCACTACCAGTTTTACCTGCACGACCAAAAGTTAAAAGGTTTGTAAGCAAACCACCTGTTAAATATACTGGTAAATCTTTTGTAATAACCGCAAGGTTTTGAATATTTCTTTCAATAATACCTGTATCTGCAAATGGCTCAAGTACATAACCATCAGGCAAACCTGTTCCACTATTACCAGGTAATTGATGATAGTTTTGAATTAAATCTATAATACCCATATTGAAACCTCTTTCCCAATATTTTTCTACTTCAAAAACTTCACCAACTAATTTTTCTTTTAAAGAAGTGTTATCAGGTTCATTTTTCTCTACCTCTAATAATTTTTCATAAGTAGTTTTTTTTTCTTCTTTTCCTAAAGTTATAATGTTTTCCCATATTTTTTTTATTGGTCCTTTATCTATTGGTTGATAACCAAACTCTAATAAAATTTCATCACTACTAAATCCAGCATTTTCTAATGTTAATATTTTATCTTTTTTCCAATCACTAATTTCATTTGTTGTAAATCCACCTTGTTCTAGTGCTTCTACTTGCGTAGCTAGAGTTGTCATTTTGTTAATCCTATTCTTTTTAAATAATCTTCTGAAGACTCACCAGGTAATCTTTTAGCATCTGTTTTTGGATCAAATGATTCATTTTTTTTAATTTGATCAATCATATCTTTAAAAATTTTATTTGCATTAGGCATAAAATTCAAAACATCTTTTCCAATAAATTCTTTTTTTAATGGATCAGTTAAAGTTTTTGCAGGTATTTCATTTTGAATACCATTAATATATCTTTGATACATTGTATATTTAAAATTATTTAATCTTTCATCTAATCCTGGATCTATATTTTCTAATACAGGAGAACCCATAATTGGCATTTTATAATAATTAATAAATTCAAAAAATGTTTTCATTTCAGAATAAGTTTCTGGATTTTTATTTTGTGAATCAATTATTGAACTTAAAAATTTAAGGTCTTGTAAACTAACACCATTATCATATCTTTGTACAATAGATTTTCCTTCACCAGTTTCTCCAGGTAATAAAAAAGGATCTGATACTTGATTAATTTCATCATTAACAATTAAATCTATTATTTTAGAATTTGTATTAAAACTTGAAATAGATTTACCTTTAGTGTTAATAACTTTTTCATTTAAGTCTGTAAATTGTTCTATAATTATAGGAGTTTTTCCAAATAAAGTTTCTATTCTTTCTTGTAGTATACCTTTTTTTTCATCTATATCATTTATTATTTCTTTTGATTGTTGTGCTGTTTCTGATTGTATAATTGAATTTTGAGTTAAAATACTAAACTCCATATCATTTCTTTTTAATCTCGCTTTTTTATTAAAGTAAACTTGAAATTTTTGTTTTTCTGGTGCAGATAAACTATTATATAATTTTTGTAATTCTTCATTATTACCAAATGTTCCTTTTGCTATTTCATCATAAGCTGTGCTTAAAAAAGAAGGTGGAGCATCAGGAGGTAAATCAAGCGATCCTGTTAATACTTGAAATTTACTTTGTAATATATTTTCATCTGCTATACCTGATAATTCTATTCTTTTTTCAAGAGATAATGAATCAAATTTACCAGATTCAACCGCTTCTTTAAAAGCAAAAGGTTGTAAAGTTGCCATACTTTCTGCTAAATTTGTTGCACCAAATTCAATATATGCTTTTGTTAAAATTTTTTTTTGACCTTCATCATAATTAGAATTTGAATTAATTTTATCAATAACTTTTTGATTATATATTTCTAAATATACAGGTCCTACTTCTTTTAATACTAATACTTCTTTACCAATATAATCTTCATCTATATCTTTTGATAATGTAATTTGTTCTAATCTTGAACCTTCAAGAGCTTTTGTTTTTAAAATACCTGCTGTAGAATAAAATTTTTTTTCTACAGCTTTTTTTGTAAAATTATCTAATTCATTAAATTTATTACTTTTAAAGTAGTTAAATAAATTACTTACTTCTGTATCATGAAATAAAGCAGCATCAGATGGATTACCATTTTTTTTGGTTTCACTTTGTATTGTGTATAAACCTTTTACAATAATATTTCCATTAGCATCTTTTTGATCTATGTACATATCAGATAATATTTTATATGCTTTATTATCTGCTTCTAATTTTTTTTCTTGTACGTATTCATTTACAGCAAAATCAGTAATTGGTTTAGTTGCTCTAAAAATATTTTCAGTAACAGATGTATTAGGTATAGTTCCTGTACTTGGAACATCTGCTGTTATTCTTCCTTGTACATTATATGTTGGTATCTTTGGCATACTATCCTTGCATTGTTAATAAACTTGTTCCTGCTTGACTAGCAATTTTAATCTGTTCCATAGTAGCTCTTTGTTTTGCAAGAGTCCCTTCTATTCTTGCAAATGATGCTTCTTCAAAAGCTCTAGCTATTCCTATATCTGTATTATATTTCATTATATCTCTTTCTATTTCTGCATTATATAAATTTGATAATTTAATTAATTTTGCTGTACCAGTTCCAACAGCTACTCCTGATTTAGCAGTATTAACAACTTGAGATGCTTCTAGTCGTTTAAATTTTTGATCAAATTTTTGTAAATCTAAAGTTAATTGATTTTCAAGAGCTTCAGCTTTTTGTTCTGCTATTGATGCTTTTCTATCAAAAGCTGCTTGTTGATATGAACCAATAGCACCTGCTTGTTGCATACCTAATAATGCTGTTCCACCTACTATATATGGTACTGCTGGAGCTAAAAATGCCATTAAAATATCCTCGCATATCTGTATTGGTCTGAACCATCAAACCCATAGTGTTTCATTAATCCTTC